CTCTTGCTCTGGTTCTTCCTCAGAAACTTCTTCCGTTTCAGTATCGGCTTCTACTTCTTGTATGTTACCCTCGGTAAGCTGCCTAATTAGGGCATCTGAACTAAGGTTGTCTGATACACTGGAATTATCCTCCCCAGCGGTGGAGTCTTGGTTTGCTTTCATGTTTTTTTACACCAGTTTGCGCCTTGGCGATGGCGATGCAGAAACATAAGCAGATTACTAATGATTAGTCAAGAGCTAATGATTAGTGAAACACTAATGTAAAACAATCGTTTTATGAATAGACAAAACAAAGGGGCTGACCAGTTGGAAACCGATCAACCCCTTTGCCCAAACCACAAACAGAAAAGACACTAACTATTTGCAAAGAAAAGATACATCATTGCCTATTCGAGTCAAGCATCTTCAGCAATTCATCTGCGGTAGCAATAGAACCAGCGATCTTCATCACATCATCAGACGTTGCCGCTTGCCGCATATCACCGAAAAAGCGTTCACGCTCATCGCGGATACACTGGAGGATTACTTTGTATTCATCGCGGTCACTCAATGCGAGAACCGACTGTTCTAGGGTAGGGAGTGGAATCATTAGTCTTTTAGTAAGGATTGTTTATTTCATGGATTTGCTTGCTTTGAAACGTCATATATTACTTTTAAATATCCTTTTAAAACATCAGTATTCTTAACTAACTCTCCATCAATATAAAGTCCTTTATCGCCTTTAGGTCTATACTCTACCATTGGTGTATTAGTTGTTTTATCTATTGTAAAATTTACCCCTAAACCTCTTGCGAATGAACTAAATCCAATATCTGCTCCTGGACCATATATTTCTTTAACTCCATTAATATAATTTTGAAGGTCTTTAATTTTTTCTTCTTGTATTTTTTTATTTTTATCTTCCATATTATTATTTTGTTATTTTATGGATTTGGTTACCCTTCCATGTTCTGAGTTGATACCCCGCTCATGTTAGCCTCGCTAGTTCCAAGCCGTCCTGTAACTGCGTTCTGTGCTTGCATCTGCATCATTTCGTATTGCCCAGTGTATTTCTGAAGGCGAGCTGCAAAAGCCTCGTCACCTTGTAAGCGTTGAGCTACGTCTGGTTGTTGTGTATAGGCCTGCACAAGTTGCATTGCGAAGGCAGCACCGTTCGGTCTAGCTGGCATTTCGATGCCTGCGTAGATTTTCGACAAGTCATCAGATACATCTTTAAGCATCTTGTCTTGTGCTTCTTCAGCAGGTTGCAATACGTAGTCAGCAATGAACGGATTGATCTGTCCAGCCAGTAACTCAAGCAGTTTGTCCACGTTGATACGTCCATTGCGATCAATCTGCATTAGGGTAGCGATGTTCTTCATCTGCGTCTCTACCGTCTCAGGGTCAGTCTCGCGGGTATCAAACGATACGATAATGGAGAAATTGTCATCGGCATCACCTTTAGCCATCACCTGTGGGTCAGGACTACCTGTAACTTGGAAGAACACTTCATCTGGCCCCATGCGTTGAAACAGTTTGAAGGCAAGCGCAAGAATGTCCTTAACGTGGTCAAGGAACTTGTTCACTACGAACTGCTGGCGAAGTGCCGAAAGCGGGTTCTCAAGATCAAGCCCAACTGCTTTGTCAGCTTGTGCAATCATTTGCGCTTCGATACGCTCGCTGCCTGGATCGAATGGTGGAATAGGCCCGTAAGCGATTTCACCTAAACGGCGATAAGGCAAGCGTCTGCCAGGTCCCCACTCTTTAGGCGGTTGCCCTGCTGGGTGGAACAATGGTGGCAAGGTAGCCATGCTTGTTCTGTCGATACGGCTATCACGCTCGGTTTTGATCTGCCATTGTGGGCCACGTAAAATGTCAGCAAAAGAAGTGGTTTCATACATCCGCTTCTGGTTGTCGTTCAAGCGGGTAACGATAAACGGGTAGTCATCATAGCCGTTAAGTAGTTCGTGCTTTGCGTAGCCATCGGTATCTGGATGGAACACGGTGCAGTAAATACCTTCGCTGCCATCTTCCTCGTCAATCAAACGCTGATAGGCATAGACAACCATAATCAAGTCTTGGTCATCACCTAAGTCACGGCGTTGTGAGCGTTCACTTGCCGTCTGATGATCGAGTGAATCACTTCCTTTAAGTCTTTCAATGGCTTCGTCAACCCACTCGGCATCCCAACCTTCTGTGACAACTTTCTTCTCAAGTTCTTGTGGGGTGTAAAACGTGCGCCAGAATACGTATGGAGCGCGTTGTGGGTCTGTAACGTAGGACGGGAAGATAACCTCACCATCAGGCTCACAGCTTTGAACGATAGGGCAATCCACGCTCATCCTCGGAATACTTATTTCCGTCACGCCCATCATGCGTAGTTCTGATACTGCCTTCTTAACACGTTTCTTGCTCATGTCAGGATAGGCACTTGCAACAAATGCTTCTGCCTCGGCAATGTTGTCACCAAGTAGAATCTCCACAAGTTCTGGCATTGCTGCCTCAATCTCTTGCAGGGTAACTACTTGTTTAAACGTGCGTTTCTCCCGCTTCCAGCCAACATATGAAACCATGATGCCCTTCTCAAGAAGGTGGTTAGCACCCAGTTCCATCTGCTTCTTAAAGTCTGGGATGTAGCTTTTACGCATCCACTTCAAGAACATCGAAACAACCGAAGCCTTAGAAATCGAAGTATGGTTCGTTGGAAACGCTTTGATGTGGCTACGGTCAAGTGCTTGGGTAAGCAACGCAACATAGGTATCAATTCTTTCACCAATCGTATTAACCTCCATATCGGAAGCACCATCCCAAGGGAAAGCGTTAGCCCCTTTCTTCCGCATATCGCTGGTCTTGCCAGGCCACATATTACGGCGATCATTGTAGGCTCGTTCACACGATTCGATATATTCCTCTTGATCCAATACAGCTTTATCATAAGCATCTTGGAGTCCGCCGATATTCGGTTCGTTCTGAACGTAGATCATCGCTACGTCTTGGTCTGATAATTCATCGCTCATGCAAGGAACTTGTAATGGTTTTCTTCCGCTCCGTCAATCTTTGTCGCTTTCATCCATTTGCCCACTAATCCTGCTCGGATACTAGCCTTGGGAACTTGGATGTTACACTTATTTGCGTCACGTGTCATTCCCCTTAGCCACATTGGGTTAGGACATACGCCAATGGCATACACTTCAAAGACTTCTGGTTCAGCCTTAGCCTTTACTTGTGGTTCAGCTTCAACACGTTTAACGCCTTTATCTGCTCTTTCTTTTCGTGGTTTCTTTGTATTCATAATCTTAATAGCCTCCCGATCCTTGGCGGGTAATCTGTAATGCGCTGGATTCTACGTGGTCAATATCATAGATAGCCGCATAACGCAAGCAATCCAATGGGTCTTTCCATGCCTCTTTCAAACCCTGCTCGCCCGTGTATTCCGAAAGTGCGCTAATGATGTTCTGACATTCCTCGCTGACATAGAACTTAGGGCGGTTCAAGCTGTCCATCGGTTTGCTCGTGTCCCAACTCATCTTGCTGATTAACGCCTGCAAGCCGTCCTCAATGTCCAAGCCAGGCGCAGGTATGCAGATAATGTCGTTCTCGGCTAAGTCCTCAATGATGCTACTGCTGCCGTCTTGTGCCTGATACTTTGCAGCTCCTAGCCTTGGGTCAATAATGCGGGTGTAGATTTCTTCCTCATCCTCAAGGTCGGCAATCAGGTTCACGTAATCACGCATCCCGTAACCCATTCCCTTTGCTCCCTCTCCAGGCATCCACCTTCCGTTCTTCCATTCTGCCCAATCGCCAATGGTTGTGTCTGGCCATTCACGATAAACGTAATACGTTCCGCTTCCATCCACGGCAATCCACGCCATGAACCAGTTCTTGCTGCCTGCTGGGTCGATGATCTGATACCTTGTAATTCCCGTTTTTGGTATCATGTCTTGCGGTATGACGTTCACCTCTTTGTTGAACTTGGGGAACTTTGTCGCCTGAGACTTCACAGGAACGCCGTATGCACGAATCAGTATCTTCTCCCTGCTTTCGTTTTTAAGGTCGCTGGCAAGGCGTTCATAGCCAGAAAACGGGTTGTCCTTGGTATGGAAGTAATGGATCGAAGCGTTACGCTTGTGGCTATGCTGGATATATGGTAGAATCTCCCCATTCAATAGCTCTGCTTCCTTGGTGGCTATGGTCTTTGCTTTGTCTAGGTAGTCCTTAATAACCTCCGTCCAGCCGTCAATAGGCGTGAAGGTCACAAGCATCTTACTGTTTCGGGTAGAAAGACGGTAACGCATCGTGCTAATCAAGTCCTCACCAAGAAGATACTCGTCTAGCCAAACCCCGACATTGTGCCACTGTGCGCTCTTAGAACCAAGTTCAGCACCCTCGATGAAGATAGGGCTATTCTGATACTGTGAATACGTTTTAAATAGAATCTGGCTTTTGTTCGGCAAGATCAAACTGTTGTCGGTAAAGCCGTTCTTCAGCGTGTAGCTAATGTAGGCGTTGCTACTGGTTTGCTTTACCCGATACTCAGGTGGTAGCCAGTTATACACGGCACTTTGCTGCTGCCTAATGCTAACCTCGGCACTCTGGGCAAAGCACATAATGACACTGCCAGGGTTTTCAATGGCAGCCTTTACCACGCTGTAAGAACCAAATGCAGTTTTCCCACTCCTGTTGCCACCAAGCACTAGGATTTCATTCACATTATCTAGCTGTTCCCACGCCTTAAACCAATGCTCTAGCTTAAAGCCGTATCTGAAAGGGTCTTTATCGGCGTTGCGTATAGCTTCCTCCCGTGCAGAGTAAAGCTCGACAAGCTCCTTTGCATCCATCTCGGCAATCTCGTCATCCGTAGGGATTCCAAGTATTTCGTGGGGAGTCCAGTTAAACATTTTGGTATAACTCAGGGAATAATAATTTGTGGCTTATCGGTGATAATAATTGTTCAAATTCTTCACGCATCTTTGCTCTTTGCTCAACTCGCTCTTTCCAACTCTGGCAATCTTCGTCTATCTGTTTTCTTTGACGTTCAATGGTGCTTCGCTCATCTTCATTGATAAAACCAAAATGCCTCGCTATCTTTTTAAGTTTATTGATTCTTTCTGGATGGCGAAGTTTTCTTAGTGCCTTAGCTTCTCTTTGGCGTATTACCTCCGTTGTTACGCCCATTTCTCTACCAATCGCCTTTAGGGTTTGGCGCTTAAAGAATCTCCCAACGATTACTGTTTTCTCCTTTTCGCTCAGGGTATCCAGAACATCATCTATTGTAGAGTCAATGCTTGTTTCAATCTCATCGTATGGCTTTGGATCATAAGATAATCCATATTCCTGTTCTTTCCCAACAAGCTGGTGAACCGTCTTATCAATGGTTCTTAGTTCGATTATCCTCTCGTTTGTAAGTGTCTTTGTCATGGTTTTGTCTTTATACTACAACCTCAGCTTCGATCACCTTGTTGGCGCGTCTTTGCTTCGATGCCTCAATAAGAACCAAAGCGTCCTCAATAGACAAGCCTTCTTTTTTGTTCGCCCCAGAATCGGATATTCCAGCAAGCGAAGATGATTTGTCCTGCATAATGCCAATGGTCGTAGCCAGCTTCTCAGGTGAAACCAAGGCCAGTTGCTCAGGATCATCGTGTAATTGTTCAGCTTTCTTGAACAAAAGGTCAGTGTATTCCATCGCAGCCATCGCGTAACGGGTCGAGAACTGCTTGCGTTTCTGCTCTAAGGTGGAGTTGTGATCCCACTCAAGCCGTCTGATTGTCTCGTTGGATAGGCTGGTAATACGGCGTATCTCGGTAATGTTCGCCCCTTGTGCCAGTAACCACAGGGCTTTAGCGGCTACGTCTGGCTTCGTGTTCTCGGCACAATTCGCAGGCAAGTCTTTAGCTCGCTGCCTAATAGCGTCCATGAACTTAACCATTGAATCTTTGTTATCAATGGTAGAAAGGTCTGTGTCTTTTTCTTCTTCCATAAAGCTGGAATGTATCGCTATTGCCGTGCTTGGCAAGCTAAATTAACGCTGCTGTGCTGCTTGCTTCTCTTGCTCTAATTCAGCAGCCATCTCTGCATACATCAACCCAACATCTCGCGCAAACTGCGGATCGTCTTTTGCTTGCTCGATAATAGCTTGGATGCCAGGTCTAGTCATTGTGATGCCACGCATCATTTTATTCATGTTTTCAGCGTATTTGGCATCACCAATGTTTTTAGACATATAGCGAAGCATCGGGCGTAAGTTATTTGAGCTATAAGCAGTCGCCAATGTATATTGGTTTACATAACCCAATAGATTAGAAAGATACCACTTAGGCCCAGTTGTTGACCACAGGGAGTGTAGCCCGATTGATTCCGCTTCTATTTTTGTAAGTGGGGAGTTGGCTTCCCCAACTTTTGCAACAGCAATAAACTCATCCATTGTGTCGCGCCCAACAACTTTATCCATGCTTTTCAACCATTGTGGGGCATTTCTACCATCCTTCCTATCATAACCGAGAAGTTCTTTGTTAATCTTCTTCCAACTAAGTGTTTTAAGACCAGCTTGTTGACCGCTTACTAATCCTTCTTCCGAACCACCAGCAAAATCCTTACCGAGTTTAGAGAACATATCAGCACCTAGCTTCTTCTTCCCAGAAGGAGTTAGCATACTCATTATTGCATCAAGATCATCTGTGGTCGCCTTATACAAGGCGGTATGAGCTAATACATCCCCATCTATGTTGTCAAATTGGCCATTTTTCGCCAACTTAATAATTTCGTTATCAAAGAACTTTTCTTGTTGTTTTTGAATGATAGCTTTCTTCTCAATCTGTTTCAGTAACTCCTTGCGCTCATTAAGTGGGATAAGTTCAAGCAATCTATTCGCCTCGTCAGCATCCATGTTTACCTTATCGACCTTAACTTTCTTCAAAACATCATTTAACTCAGCAATTTGTGAGTTGATACGTTTAGCAACGATTGGATTCTCCCAAAGTGTTTCAACCATTTCTGGAGTATGCTTAGAGTTGATGCCGTTAAATACACCGTCAGGTGCAATGCCAATCTGCTCTCTGTAAACATTTTTTAATTGTTCACGAAGCATATCTGCACCTGCATCATCGCCAGTAGCTTTTAATGCACCTATAAGGTCTTTAGCCGCCTGTGTGCTGGATAACGCAGTTTCCACCATTACCTCTGGTGATTGTGTTTTAGCACCAAATTTCTCAGCTAAGATAGCTCCAGGCGAACTTCTACGGAAAGCAAGACTTGTCTCATCGAAAACCTTCATTGTGTTAGCCCAATCTGCTGTAAGATTGTATTTAGCGAGTGTGTTTTCAAATATGTTACCCACTTCAGCGGCAACACCAGAAGCTACTTGCTGTGATGTGGTAGATGAATTGGTTTTACTCGTAGCACCAGAAATGCCCTTCCTAATATTATCAATATCCCGCATCGTAAGATTGTCTGGGAATGATTTTTGGTATTCTTTTAGTAGTGACTCAACCTCTGGGCTTCTTAGCCCTCTGTTTATCGGGTCGCTAAGTTTTCTCTGTATTTGCCCAAGAACTTCCGCTTTAGGAACTGAAACACTAGCTACATTAGGGCTAGCATAGAAAGCGTCAAACGTAGCTTTGTTTATTTCGTCACCTTTAGCAGCCGCATCATCAACAAGTTTAGAGATAGTATTACCCAACTCTACTTTATTGGTAGATACGGGTCTAAGATAATCAACTCGCTGACTAAGTATTTTCTCATTGGCTTTACGGATATTCTCATTGCGCTTAGAAATCTGTCTAACTAATGTTTCTGCTTTTGTTTTAACCCTAGTGAAGTTAACAGGAGGCAGGTCTTTACCTTCTTTTAGGATAACATCTTGGATTTCTCCAATTGTATTACGAATACCTTGCATTTTAGTTGCTACTCCCATACTAGGGAATCTACCCCCTAAACCCCTTTGTATAGCAATACCAGCATCTCCTGCTTTCTCCGCCCCAATAGGAACAGTATTATCTACTTCATTAAGTTTCTGGTATCGTGGCGATTTTTTAAGTAGCGACTCAGCCTCCATTAAATCTTTTGCGACAATATTCTCAATGGTCGAACCACTTCTCCTAGCAAATGGCTGGATTATTTTGCCAGCCCCATAACCAGTAAGGAATCCCAACGCTGCTTCTTTGCTACGATCAATCGCTATCTCTTTAGGCTTAACATCCATGAATAGCACAGCTCTAAGTGCAGCATCTTGAATAGAACCCCCAATAGCATATCCAGCAGCTCCAGCCGCAGCAACGGTAGCAGGTGACATTGGCCCACCTACTAATCCAGAAGGTGCTGCATAAATACCAGAAATGGTTGGGATTGTCTCGCTGGCAACAAAAGCACCAACATCCTTCATATTTATACCCTTTGGCAATGCAAGAATGTTTTTGCCTTCTTTGTTTTTAACTAGAAAGTTTTGCCTTCCGTCAATATTAAGTGTCTCAAGCAAATCGTAGCCCTTACCTGCCCGCTGAAAGTATTCTTTTCTGGAGTCATCATTCCTTAATCCAGCTAGGATTGTTGTATCTAATGCACTGACTCCAGTTTCCACATCGACATCCTCGTAACCGAGCTTAGATAGTTCTTTTTTTAGCTTCTCTGGATTTTGCTTATAGACCTTCTCATCAAATGAATTATCCGAAGAACCATAACTACCCATTCCGCTAGGGTCGAAGTCTGGGATGTATTGCTTAACAGTCTTTACGTAATCCTTAATTGTCTCACCAGAAGCCAAACCTTCTATTACGGATTGCTTTTGTGCAACTGCCTCATCTAAATATCTCTGTTGAAGCAACGATTCTTGCTCTTTTAATCCTCGCAAGTAATCCTTCGCTTTATTAGCGTTGTCGAAATCACCATTACTTTGGTATTCTTTACCTTTAGTAAGTAGTTGGCGTTTTTTCTCATTTATGGAGTTTAACCGCTCCATAAATTGATCTTTTAGTTCGTTAGGCATGATTATTGGTTTAAGAAATTATCAATATCTTCATCCAGCGGGGTCAACTTAAATAATTCTGGCTTAGTAGTTGATTCTTTCTCTCCAAATTCAAGTTTAGTTTTCTCAACCTTAGCTTTAAGTGCTGGATTATCTTTGAGCCCTTGTTGAGCAGCAGTCCCTTCACCGTATGCTTTATCAAGCATATCAAGTGCTTTAATGTTTGCCTCAACTGGACGCATAGGATCACCTAATGCCCCAAGGTAGAAAGCGAGTTCTTTTTCGGAATCTAGTCCCTTAGCCCCCATTTCAGATGCTTGTCTAATTACGTTAATTACGTTTGGAGACATGGCGTTAATTACGTCTCTGTAAACTTGATTTTCTGAACCCATCGCCCTACCGAGATTTTGTCCAGATGGAGTATTAGCCATGTATTCAAGAATACCACTTTCTCCACCAGCAACAGCACCTTTACCTTTGTATAGTTTTGAGTAAGCACCAACCATTTCTCCAATATATGAAGAAAATAATTTTTTGCTTTCTTCTTGGATTTTTTGCTTTTCTTTTAAGTCTTTAGTCTCAGCACTAGCTTTGGCTAGATTCTGCATTTTAATTTGTGCATCTAAAGCCTTATTTTGATATTCTACTTCTGGCGTGCTATTGGGTAATCTAGTAACGCCAAGTTGTCCACCTTCTGCGGTAAATACATCGCCTTTAGGAACTGGAGCATTAGGAACTAGGCTCTGTGCTTGCTGAATCTGCTGTGCCGCTTGTTGTCTTGGCGGCAATACATTTGGATTGCCGTCAACATCAATACCTTGCGTAGCTTGGTCGAAATTACCGTAGTTAGGAGCAACGCCACCGAGTTGTGGGGTGTTTGCAACCATCGCTTGAATTTCCTCATCGGTCATTTCAGCAGCGTTTTTACCACTTGGGAAAGAGCCACCTTGTGTTTGCGGAAGTGCGTTTTGAATTTGACCACCTGCGCCTGGAATACGGATGCTACCGCCACTGGTAGGTGCTTGTTGAATTTGACCGTCAGGGCCAACCATAACATTGCCAAACATAGGGACTTCATTAGCGGTGGCACTTTCAACCTCATACATACCATTCCCAAGCGGTATGTATTTAACTTTTGCTCCACTAGAAATTTGTTGCTGAAGTTCATCGGCAGTCATTATGTTTGTTGCCGTGCCTTTTGATCTAAGGTCTAATTCTCTTTGTTTTAATCCAAGTTCAGATGCAAATTGTCTTTCACGGAAATCAAAATCACGGGCATCTTGTTTGAATCCTAATCCAAGCACCCCGATTTTAAGCGAGTCTTGAATACCTTCAGCAATGGCCAAACGATCACGCTGTGAAAGGTCTGGATTATTAAGTTGATTTAAGGCATTATTAGCCATTCCAGAAAACTCTGGGATAAGATCAGCAATAGATTTAGCGGTCTGCTGTGCTTTCTTGATTGTTTTTTCATCTTCCCCGTATTGCTTAATAACTCCACCAACTTGCTGCCCTAAATTAGCCAAAGCGTTTCCAGTCGTAGCCCCAGCACGTTCGTATGCGCTAAAGTCCACATTCATTAACTGTGGGTTAATGGTTTCTCCTAGTTGTCGTCCTGATCCGTATGCCATAATTAGTCCTTCATGTAAGTTGGTAAAGATTGGTCAGCCCACATAACTCGTTTGGAAACATTTTCAATCGTTGAATTAAACTTAGGGCAATGAACGAATTTAGCTGCTGTGGCGCGATTGTCAATACACGCCGTGCAAGCATGGACATAATCACAGTTATGTGTTCGATCTGCCTTCTCACTCCATTTACCAGAAACCTTCTCGTATCTACTGTGTTGAATTGGAACATTGTTTTCTTCGCAGTATTGGAATACATCATCATGCGTCCAGTCTTTCATTGGATAGAAAGCATTACATTGACCAGGATTGATTCTTATATCAACACGCACACCAGCGTCTCCACCATAAATAGGGTCTGAATCACAGGCTTTATGCCCAACTAGCATTGCATCCCAACCTGCTAAGATGCCCATGTTTTTGGGACGGTTATAAATATCCAACGCACAAGCCCAAGGTTTTCCTTCTTCGATTGGAGTGATACCAGTCGGACAGGTCATATCTGTATTATCAAATATGTATTTATTTTGAACTTCAAACTCATCACCTGTTTGCTGGAATGTGCTATAAGCTGGATGCCAAGTATAAACCTCAAGCCCCATTTCTTCGATGATTCTGTTTTGAAACTCGTATTTTTTAGGTTGCCATTGCTCTCTAAAGAAAACAATCGGCAATTTTGTGCCTACTTTTTTAAATACAAGATCAAGCAAAGCCATGCTATCTTTACCACCTGACCAAGCCAAGCATGGTTTTCCTGAGTGGCTTAGGCATTTCTCGATGTTTTCAATAGCTGTCTTTATTTTGGTTTTCATATTAAATAGCTGCAATAGCAGCAGGAGCTGCGGCAGCCCCAATAGAACCAAACATTCCCATAAGTCCAGATTGTTTGCTTGCTGAAGCAGAAGCATTAGCAGCGGCAGCCTGTTGTTGTAAGGAACGTTGTTGCATACCAAGATTAACGCCAGTATCAGGGTTAATCATTTGCGGAACAGCACTACCAATAGCACCTAAGCCAAGTCTAAGTTGGTCTTGCCCTGCTTGGTAAGAAAGTGGGGTATTGCCAAGAGCCTGTAAGCCAGGTGCGGTGTAAAAGTTCTGAGCCATGTTAAATGCTCCTGTGCGAGCTGCGTCTGCTTCGGCACGTTTCCGAGCAAGAACATTTTCTCTGCCCATAATCTCAGATGCAATAGCTGCATTGCCACCGAGTCTGCCAGATGCTTGTGCTGCTTCGCGAGCAGTTTGCTGATACATCCGTTGCTCTTGTGGCGTAACTCCTTGTGCTGCTGCCCTAGCTCTCTCTGCCTCCATTTGTGCAGCCTCAACTTGGGCTTGTGCTTCTGGCGAAAGTGCTTGTGCAAACTGACGGAAAGCAGGTGCTTGCCCTGTCATCGAAGCAAGCTCGGCTGCTCTAGCCTCTGCAAGTCCTGCACCAGCTTCTTGTTGCGCTGTTCTTCCAAGACCATACAAACCTTGTTGTCCATCTGTTCCTTGCAAAAACGTATTTACGTCTCCAAGGTTCAAGCCTAAAAACTCTGGGCGGTATTGCCGTTCAGAAGACAGCACTCTAGGCAATGCTTGTTGATAACCAGTTACATATTTATTTATGTCACCAGCAATATCCATTTTTGGGACTGATGCTTGCTTAGGTTTTTTGAAAGGATTTAGACTGCCCATACTATAATTTGTTAAAAAGTTTTTTGAAGTTAGTTATTTTTATGCGATCATCTCCCTTGAACTCTCTTTGGTATGCAACCCATGGAACAAGCTCAACGATTTGCATACAAGCCTCGCGCATATTGCCAACACACATAGTAACAAAAATACAATCTGACTCGGCAAGAACACGACATTCGCTAAAGTTGGATTTATCACAAAAGAACCCAAGCAGAAAACAATCTGGCAAAGAAATAACAACTCCATTTGCAAGATGCCATTCAAGCAATTCTGCAAAGTTTTGGTTGTTTTGTTTGTAGATTTGTAGTGCATGGTTAATTGGATTCATTCATACATGATGTT